ATTGGGGGGAGGGCCGAAGCCCTCTCCCCGCACTTGTCTTACATTTTAGTTATTACTTAGTTTACGCAGGTGCTCGTGTGTAACGAATACGGATGGTAATATCACCAGCCGTATAAACCGCAGTTACGTAAGTAGGAACTACAACAACAGCAGCAGTTCCAACATCCTTTTTGCCTAAGTACGCAGCACCGGCTGCTGCACCCAAACTAAAGGTTTCACCGACTTCACCTTGAAAGTTAGCTAAAGCAGAATCACCTGCTGCGGCAAGTCCGTCAGCATCAACGGCAACTAGAAGACCAGTTGTCGGGGAAATTGTGAATATCCCAAGCAACAAATCAGCAGCACCGTCACTAGCAGCGACTACGTTTACCTTAGATGTCCAACTCTCAATTGTAGCGTTAGCAGGGATCTTCGGCGCATTAGCCCAATAACCAGCTTTATAAATGCCGCTATCAGCCGTTGCGTCAGTTCCCAAGGCAGTCATATCTGGAATACGAAGAACAATTTCATCCTGAACCCCGATACCACTGCCCACACTACCTGTGTCATTATCAGCCGAGCGAGGGCCGTAACCCACTGCCAAGCCGTCCAATACTTCTATATTTTGTCTACTCATTATTTATCTCCCTTAAACCTGTGTAGCGTCAGTTAAAATGACGACAAGATTTTCTGGACGATATAGCTTTAAGCCATAACGAGCAGTAGTTACATACTCTTCCCTTTGTTTCAGGTAGTTGTAACCACCTTCAACTTCAGGAGCTTGTCGCCAAGCGCCTTTGAACGGAAGAATATCTGGACTAGCAGCAGAGAAGAGAATATTATGTACACCATTACCTGCGGTGATATTACCTATTCCGGCTTCTGCTTGCGCGTTGCGTTTTAGGTAGTTGCTTACGTATACATCAAAACCATAAATGTTTTTGGTGAAACGCATACCATTCCCTATACCGTCTTCAACGATATTGTCCCAACGCTGGTTTGCACCCGAAAAGTCTACTAAGTTAGTCAGACTGTTAAAAGCAAATTCTACTGAAGGGTCCACAATCGCAATTAAATTGCTATCAGGAACATTCGCTTTCTTCAATGCGTATAACGCTTTCGCAAAGTTGACCACTGCAATAGTGTCATTACTACCTGTTCCTTCAAAGCGGTGTGCTGCACCGTTAATGAGGTTATCATCATTAACTAGTTGCCCACTACCACCGATACCGCCACCTGCTTCTGCTAGGCCGTAAATGTCGGAAACGAGGTTCTCTTCTAAAGCTCGCGCTTGTTTTGGTACGAAAGAAGATTCAAGCTGCGCAGAATAATACGCGTCTTGACGTGCTTGTTTCGTGATATAGTTACCACTAGATTTATACTCGGAGATAGAAAACGTAAATTCACCCGTGTCTAGAGAGTCAAACGTAATTTCATCGTTCTCGACGTAATCACGTACTGTACCCTCACCAATCGACGGAATGGTAAATTGTGTTCCATCCGGAAAATCAGTCAGCCAATCGACGTAGCCGATACCATCAGTAGCATCTTGCAATACTTCTTTAAGTTGACTTGACCATAATTCCGACCGAGTAAGGTGTGTGCTGGTAACAGAACTTGTTATAGCCATATCTTACTCCATTATTCCCATAGTCCTTGTTCCTTTAGCTTTGCGTAATCTTCGTGCATTTGAGATTGTAACTTAGTATCTCTGTGGAATTTGGAGAATCCTCGTTCCTTTTTAATACCATCGTAATAGGCTTTATCCCTATTACCAGAACTCAAAGCAAAACTAGATTCGGGATTAATATCCCCACGCTCCACCATAGATGGACTACTGGGAGGTCTTGCATTAGTTTTAATATTCAAGACACTCAAAGCAGCGGCAGGAGCCGACTCACTTAGATTAGCAAATTGCTCATCAGTAAGTCCTGCTCCTCTCACGGTTTCCTGTAAGTGCTTTACAGCACGATCAGTATCACCTTGAAAGTAGTCAGTCAAAGCTGAATTAACTTTAGCTCTGTTCTCTTGTGCTACTATTTGATTGTCTCGTCTTTGTAGAGTCTGTTCGACCAGACTCGTTATAGCCTTCGGATCGGTAAATTCAGTACTGGTAGTTACTGTTTCCCCACCTGAATTGGCTTGGTCAAGTTTAACTAAGATATCCTCAATTGTCTTTGAGTTTTCACGTTGAGATGACAATGTATCCAGTTCTTTTCGCATATTATTGTTCTCGAACTCGATCTGTTTAATGTGCTCATCCGCATTAATACGGCTTTTTGCCAAGTCATCTACGCTCTTATATTTCTTTCCTTCGCCTACTAGCAAATCCACAGCGGATTCTTGTGCCAGTTCTTCGTTACTTCCTTCGCTTGTCGCGGCACTGATTAGGTCTTCAGTCATTTCCTTTCTCCTTTGGTCTAGGTAATAATTTGTGCATTTTTGTTATTGCTTGTTTAGCTCCTTGAGCTATCCAAAAAGCTTTCTCGAAATTAGGATTCTCTAATTTTGTCTCTTCCCTCTTCCAAGAAGCATACTCTGTTTCTAAAATATCTCTTTGTGCATCGAACAATTGTTGTTGCAGTAGGAGATATTTTGCAAACTTTTCCTTCTCTTCTCCATCTAAGCCGCGAGTCCAACTTGAACTAACGCCTTTAGCAGACATTTCTATGTCTACTCCTTTGTTAAAGTTTATGTATCTGTTATTCGCCATTGAATACTAAAGTGGACTTTCTGTATCTTCAAGGAAATCTATTCCTATTTGTTCCGTATTAGCATCTTCCATAGCCATATCTTCTCCGGCTGATACGACCTTTTGAGTATCTGTCTGCTCAACAACTCGTATATCTTTTTCTACTATACCGAACTCTTGTAGATCAGCAAGCTCTTCCATAGTCTTGCCAATCTTTAAACCCGACATATGTACGTTAACTCCCGGATCTGCGTAGCCAGCGGAGTTGAGTATCACGTTTAAGTTTTGTAGTAGTTGAGCTTTCCTAGCAAAATGCTTAGATCCTTTAGGAAGTAATTTGCCCCTTGCTTGTAGATCTTCTTTTGTAATAGCTTCAAATCGAACAGCTCCGAAACTCGGATCAGTTATGCGTATCTGGTCTGTCGTGTCTAGGTATTTTCTAGCAGAAGCTAGCATCTGATTCAAGACAGGCTCGACAAAGTGTGTGTCGAAATAAGCGGTCTTGTGCTGGAAGGTTCGTCCTGTATTATTCTCTAGGGTCTGTACCTCAAAGGCAGTCTTCTCGCCCGGAGTACGGATACCCATAGCTTGCCGTGGTGCTCCGGCCATCTCTTCCATCGTGCGCTCTAGTTCTTGTATCTGGAAATCTGCGTTCAAGGCTGTGGTATCTGGGCGTAAAATCTCTAAGTGAGAATCTACATCTCCCATTATCTTCTCTCCCGGTCCCCAATCCCAATCTTCAAACTCTCCACGTTGGTACGTTACCGGATGTGCGATCTGGTCAAAGACATCTGCTTTAAGATTTTCTAGGTGGTCAATCCTGTATTGCATACCAACTAAATTATCTAGCGGCCCCATAGCCATAAGGTTATCTGGACGTTGCCGCCAACCAACGTGCTCTTTATTTTGTCGGCCAAGCCAGCTTTCATACGGAGCTTGATATACAACCTTGGCCCTGTCAATGACAATAACCCTATGCCCAGATAAGAGTTCGTTATTCTGGATATCATACAGATCACCGTTGAATTCTAGAATCTCGACTTGCCCACTCTGATAGTAAAGGTGTGCGTCCCCGAAACCATCTACCTTGATAGCACTTTTAATGAGCGCATCTTCTAATCCTACTTGGCCCGATCCCACGCTTTGTCGCAAAGCTATGGCACTATCGAAAGCCTCGTCAATCCAACCAGACTGTCCTACCAAATCTTTTCGCATCTTAGCCAATTCTCCTACTGAAACTAGAGTTCTAGTTATATTAGGAGTGTGCTGGAATGAAGTAGCTTTGAGGTTAAAGACAATATTTAAAGGGGAGATACGAACTAATTTAGGTCCGGTATAACGGATAATGTTTTCCCCTACTTCTGCATCCGTTGCTAATTCGTTTATATAAACAATCTCACCAAAGGCATTACCGTAATCTATATAATCATACACGAGTTGGCTCATAGTTTCCATAAACTTAGACTGGACTATTTTATTCCGCATATAAGCTTGGATAACACTAGCCTTCTCTTTATCTATCCCTTCTGCAGACTCTCCCCACCAAGAGAAAAAATCTTCGTGAGGGAACAGTGCTGCCATATAGTTAGCGTGAAGGTTATCTCGAATCTGTGTCAGCTTTGGCCTAGTGGTTTTATTTTTCCACGGCAACGACGCATTAGAAGTTTTAGTTGTGTCAGTAGCAAATAGAAAATTGCGACGTTCGTTTACTTCTTGTTCCCACACACTTCGATCTGCTTTCCAGCCAGTGTACATATTAGCTATCACAGAAGCCAAAGCATCTGGTTCCACGATAGTATTATAGTCTAAAGTTTTTCCTGTAGATGTTGCCATAATTTACCTTATGCTTGTACTCCACCCCATCGGGTGTTATATACGACTTTCTGCCGATCTTCTTTCGATTTCTTTGCTCTAGGTATCACCGCTATATCCACAGCATTTGCTAAAGCATCTTTTATATCATCGTGAGCAGGACGTTCTTGGCGAACCTCATCTTCTAGTTCTTGGCACAAGCCGCCACGATAATGCCAAATAGCCAAGTTCTCGTACCTTGGCTTGAGGATGGATTCCATCCGTTCTTCTTTAGAGCCTAGCGATCTGTTGGGTCGGAATCGGTCGATACTGAAGCTGAGTCCCTCGAATCTGATTCGGGTTTGTAGCTCCGTAACAATAGCTTCTTGTGCAACATTGACCTCGGCCCTGATTTTCTTAAACCCCCAGTGTGTGTGGGCTTTGAAAATTGAACTAAAGTATTCCGATATTTTGTTAGTTTTGAATCTATCAATGTCCAGTACATAGTAATTCCCGTCCGAATCTACTCCGACTACAACGAGTGCCGTGTAGTCAGCCCTTGCTCTAAGAGAGAAAGCGAAATCTATTGAAGCAAATATAGACAACGGTTTCCCCGAATAGTGCCATTGTGCTCCTCGTTTCTCTAGTCTCTTCCTTTCGTAGTACTGAAAATTAGTACTATCTATAAATTCTTCGTCCGGGTCATTCGGGTTATTGTAGTACTGCGCTCTAAACTGTGAGCGGTCAAGGTACTGCCCTCGTTTAATGGCTAGGATCTTTGCGTTAAATCCAAACCATTTCCCGTCTGATCGTTGCTGCCTAGTCCAGAGAAACTCGCCTGAACCATCTCCTACGTTTTCAACTTCCCGTTGAAAGACTTCATATATATCTTCTTGTGAGAGCAAGTTGCCGGACTTATCTACAATCTCAGCTACCATCTCTTGCATTTTAGCGTACAAATCTTTGGCGTGGTATCTAGTTCCTACCACCCATTCTTGTGCGCCAGTCGTTTCAATCGAAGCAAGAAGCGAGTACTGGCTCTGAACCTTCGATCTGCCGTCGCGGGTATAGGCGTTCTCTTGAACGACCATATCATCGAGGATAGCAATGTTACAGTGTAATCCGGTTTTTGAGCTAGTAAGCCCGGATGTGAACACTGTCGGATCACGGACACCTTCCGCTACGCGTAAGGGGTGATCGACGCAGAACTCATTGCTAGCCCACTTTTTTCTTTTACCCTCTTCGGGATGAAGCATTTCAGGCCAGTACCGCTTGTAAATAGGACTATCTAGTATATCTTTTATAAAGCCTAGCTGTTTCTCTGCTAGGTCTGAAGTAGACGACAAGTACATTATTGTAACTGCCGGGTTGTTCGTTATAGCGTGTGCCGCCCTGTAAGCGATCAGTGCTGACTTCTGGTGGTCACGAGGCAAGAGAACTAGTTGGTGTGACTTAGCCTCTTCTCGATTCCACCATTGTATTACCTCTTTATGCACTGCCCCCAGAACTCTGTGGGGAGCTACAAGCTTTATAAAAGTAGCGAGATCTTCCTCCGCTGCTATCCTTATTTGTTCATGTTTATTAATTAAACTATCTCAGTTTAAGCGCTAGCAGCAGTAATATACGATTCAACGTACCAGTGGTCTGAATACACCTTAGTCAATAAGAAAGTTTGACCTTCTACACCCGTAACTGCTACATCACCGATAAGAGTGACATCACCATCTACAGGAGATATTGTTAAGGTATTGCCAGTAACAGAATCGTATTTCTGTAGAATTTTAATCACAGTACCAATGGGAAACTCTACTGCGCTATTTTTTGGTACTGTGATAACGCGGTCATCACTAAATACTCCCACATTGATGAACCTTTTTTCATCGGCAGCTACTAATGTAAAATCTTGGTTTTGCCTACTTGTGTCGTAAGTCCAATATAGGCTACTTTTTGGTACTAGTTCTTCCCAAGAGGTAGCTCCAGAACCAGCCTTTACATATGCCGTCCCGTTCTTGCTTAGGAATAAACTACCTTGGGTTGCTTGTACGCCGCTACTATCATTTGGAGTCTCAGTTCCGGCGGAACCTCTGATACTATTCGTGCCATTTGCTCCAGATGTAGTTTGAT